TTATTAGCAATTTCGTAAGCTACTCTTTTGTATTCTTTAGAGTAGGGTGCAAAGATTGTAATGGTCATATCAGAGCCATCAGAGTTCTTTAGGACCTCTTTGCTTACAGGATGCTTAATCGTAACAACAATAGTATCTGTCTTTGGTGCTAAGTCTAATAGGTCAGTCATCGGGTTATCCTATTTTTGGTTTTTACTAATTCAGTAAATAAGGGTTAAAGTCGGGTAGTTTTAAGTTGATATTACCTAAGAAGGTAAAGTAGGGGGAGACTACACCCGACAGCAACCTCCCCCAAGTTCACTCTAGTTTCCCAGAGTATTCTCCTAGCTAGGAGAAATCTTTAGTTTAAGCCCTAGTGATCTTGAGGTTTGTAGCCTCTGTGCTATCGTAAAGGGCAATAAACGACATGCTGATAACTCTAGAACCTGTAGGTCCATCGACAGGAATATCAGCAGTATTAATCTTAATCTTAGGGAAGTTAAAGGTAAGGGTATTACCAGAAGGGTCCCCAACAGAAACTACAAGAGCAGTCTCAGTCTCATTAACAAATCTATTCAGAAGGGCAGCATCCTCGAAGTAGGCTGTCAGAGTGCCTTCAATTTCTGCTCTACCATACTCTAAGGAAGGCGCTGCATTATCCCCAATTACGAAGGTAGGAGCGAAAGAGTTATTCAGAGTAAAGTCAAGACCAGTGACAATAGCGATAGCAGAAGGAGAACCTACGTTACCGATAGAAATGTCACCAGAGTAAGAGTCAAAGGGTGCAGTCGTAGCAGAAGCAGTCTGGGTCTTTTGAGTATCCGAGACAGTCATGTCCTTACCAACAATCGTGAAGGTAGTAGTGACCATTTGGTTAGGCGCAAGCGAGACAGCCATGCTAGAGACAGTACAACCAGTAAACAATCTTGCTTGGTCAATGTCAGCAGCGTAGTCTTCAATAGAGAAGTATTTAGGCGTAGTACCAACCTTAATAACGTCAGTAGACCAAGTATTCATCATCGCAGATTCAAGGAAGGAATCAAATACTGCATCACGAAGGTCAACAACTACATCACCACCGACTTGTTTATTACCGTGACGGTCAACTCTAAGCATACGGTCTGCTTGGATGTCATTCCCTGAGACCCTATCTTTGGTCATATTCATAGAGTGCGTACTGAAAGGAAGGTTAAGGAAGTTACCTGTTGGGGTAGTTCCAAAAGTAACCTCTGTGATATACGAGAGGCTAGAACGAGAGTTTTGTGCAAAAGGCATGTCTTAAGACTCCTAAAAGTTATTTATATGAATACCAATCAACATCAACCGTGACCATATACCAAGGGCTTCTTAAGACGCCTTGCTGTCTTTCTGCAAACTCTATAGTAACATAGTGAGTGCCATCAGTAAGGTCAGTTGTAGCAGGAAAGCTGTCAATAATTAAGTTTGCTAGATCATCTGCTGCACCGGGACCATTACCTTCTGGGACAAAACAATTTACAGAGAAGATACCTTGATACCTAAGGATAGGGTTTAAGCCCCTTACAGAAGGTCTTTGTTGGGTTGGTAGGAAGAGGGGTTGAACGAAAGGTCGTCCTGTTGTTGGGCTATATTTAACATTCTCCCAAGCGATGTCTGGGATGCCTGTAATAGAGGAAAGCCTAGCCTCTAAAACTGATCTAATCTTATCATTCACACTAGGCATGTCTTATCCTCATTACTTATGATTTCTTCTAACTTTTTTATACACGAAGTAACCAGATTGTCTTGGGTCAAATTCATCAACGGAAGAATCTCTTAAGGTCCCTCTAATTTTCCCCTCTACAATCTGAGCATGAGGACTATCATTCCTAAGTGTGATCTTTTGCAAGTCTTCCAGCTTAAGGTTTTGAATGTCAGAGATTAACTGAGAGTACCCTAATTGACGCATAGAACTTGGGTTCTGCCCTCTTGGCTTTCCTGTAGATGGTCTACCTCTACCTCTAGAACTAGTGTTTGTTTTGAAGCTATGAGAGGTAACATAAGTGCCAGTATCAACAGGAGAGAACTTGATTACGTCAGCAGCGATACTTTCAAGTTTATCCTTGATCCCATCTTCGGCGATCTTCTCTAGGCCCTCTAACTTCTTTTGTAGTGATGGGTTTATCTTGATAGTCGCCTGAATTGCCATGGGTTATTCCTTAACGTCACAGATAAAGCAAATCTTGGAACCACCAGAGAAGATAGTAGAGATAGAAGTAATCTTAACTGCATCCCCATTAGAACCAGTAATTAAATCCCCTGTGTCTGGGTCTTCTGTCAAACCTAAAGCAGAGATTAAACATTTACGACTACCAAACTTAAGGTCCCCATCAGAAGACATAAGGCCATTCGAGTAGTTATACAGATACCCAAGGATGTTGTAGTCTGTAGTGGATGCTCCAGAGATTGATCCCGTAGAGGTATCATAAGAACCAGCAGTAGTGATCTTCTTAAGAACTAAAGGTTCCCCGTGGTCCCTAACTAAATTGAAAAGGTCAAATGATCTTAACATAGCAGACCCTTTCTATTACTCGTATTCAGGAGTTGTATAAGTAGGAGGATTATGAAACTGGTCTCTGGTAAATGCAGGAGGAACTCTGTCTGTGTCAGTTCTTACAGAGTTAATATCAGAGATTGTAAGCCCACCAGCTACAATACCAAGAGCGCCATAAGACTTCTTAGATTGGTTCTCTAAGTCATTCGAGAGAGCAATGTATTTATTGTAGAGGTCAGAGTATTTAGAACTTAATGCCCCATCAACCTGAGTGTCTACAAGTCTAGAGTACTTAGATGCAATAACTCTACAAATCCAAGCAGCAGCTAGATAGACATTATTGTTGTTCTCAGTGAGGCCAAAGTTAATCTCTTCATTAGTAACCTGCTGGTCAACAGTCTGAGTGTCACCAGATAAGAGGCGCACTGTGTTCAGCCGACCCGAGGATGTAGTAGTATTCAAGTCTGTTGGATCATAGGACCAAGCCATAGAGCGCCTCCATTTAGTTTATTCTTCTGAACCCTCTGCTACAGCAGGGGTTTCAACTACAGTAGATTTCTTATCTAAGATTTGGTCCCTGAGAGCATAGAAATCATCAGTGATCCAAGGATTACTCAAGAGGAACCTACGGATTAGGCCCCTTTGTTTATCAGGGATAGCAGAAGACTTACACTTCTTTGCTTCAAACTCATTCTTAGAACTAGTCTTCTTTTTGACCTCAGAATTAAGTAGACCTACAAGAGAGAGAAGCTGCTCTCTATTCATCTCTACAAGTCTATCACCAACTTTGTTCTTTACCTCAAGATCACTGTTATGGTAGATATAGCCTGTGCTGTAGAGAATAGAAACCTTGTAAGGGTCTAAACCTCTTTCGAGCCAATTGAAATGGTCTTGTCTTCCCCAAGTCTTACCATCAGAGAAGAAAGGAACTTTAACGAATACTGGCCAGTCAATCTGCCAGCTTAAATAGCTAGGGTGTGTCATAGTATCTCCACAAAGACTTTGTAATTATGATTTATTGGAGGTCCTTTACAGCTTTAGTGCTGTGGCCTCTTGTATTGTAGTAGGGTTACTTTTGTAATCCCTTTGTATTGTAATAGGGGGTCCTAAGTTTCCCTAGAACCCCCAGTTGTAACCTTAGGCTACGATGGTCTTGAAGAAGACGCCCAGATCAGCACCAACGACTTTCATGTCGTAAGCCATCTTGACCTGAATGTGTTCAGCAATTTGCAGACGCTTAAGAGCATCATCCGAGAACGATTCGACAGTGATGCCGAGGTTGTTAGCACCGGGAATGTTGTTCCAAGCGAAGGTAACACCAGCAGCAGGGGTCATCAGACCAGCACTACGAGGCGTATGGACCAGAAGGGCAGACTTACCACCGATGAAGGCATTAGCTTCAGCAGCACCCTCAACAGCACCATTCTTGACAGCTTCCATCACATAGAAGTTCTCGACTTCAAAGATTTCTGCCAGTTTAGCGTCAGTGATAAGCGCAGTGTTCGTAACAGTAGCGCCACCATTCAGACGAGCAAGAATATCAGGGTGGTTAATCAGAAGGTCACGGACTTCCTTACCAACAACCATAGTGTTAGGCTTGAAGCCACCACTCTTAAGCTGCATGGTTCTACGGGCAGTCGTAACGTCCGTAATTGGGGTGGAGTTCGTGTAGTCCGACCATTGGGTGACTTCTGCGGCAGTGTCATTATCTGCGTTAGCAACACCAGTGTATTCAGTGGACCAGACCGAAGCAGCAAAGAACGTCGAAGCGAACTGCTCTTCACGATGGATCAGCATACGGTTGACGAGGGTCTCTGCACCAGCCGAACGGATTTCGAGAACTGCATCTTCGTTAGCAAGAGTTTGTTCATCAAAGTCCATACCGAGGCCGTAGACATCAGCATAGTAGCTGTCATTCGACAGAGCCATACCGATACGCTCGACTTCCGTACGAGGGGCCAGCTTCTTGACATCACCCGAACGGTTCATACCTGCACGGTCATAGATGTAGTATTTATTCGACTGCTTATCTACACCAACAACGGGGAAGATTTTATCAGCGATAAAGTTAGTTTGCGATTGCACATAGGCCAGTGTCAGATTAGACAAAGGTACGTCGATGTGAACCTGCGAAGGAGTAAGCATAGGCATATTAAATTATCCTTTTGTATTAGTCGCTATAAGCTACAACCCAGATTAGGCTACAGCATTGCCGCCAGTGATAAGTTCGATTTCGATAAGTTGACCATCGACACCAGCTTCTTTAGCGTAACCCATCACGATGTTCGTGCTTGCAGCAGTTTGGGCTTCACCAGCAGCATTGGTAGCGACAGCAGCACCAGCAGCAATAGAGCCACCAGCTTCAACCATAACGGAACCAGTACGAACAACGGTAACAGCACGGTCAGCAGCAGCGCCAACAATGATAACGCCATAGGCTTGTTCGCCAGCGGAGTTAGCAAGGATGACTTTGCCAGTGCTTTCCAGAGTTACGAATTTGAACTGAGCAGCGGAAAGATCAGCGCCAGCAATTTCAGTGCGAGTGTCACGGCTTTGCATAACAGTCATAATAATTATTCCTCTTTATAGGTTTTTGTAATAAGTTTCTTACCTTCGGCAGTTTTAGCTACAGCAGCATAAGCCTTAGCATATTCACCTTTGGTAAGTTTGTTTTCAGCCATATAAGCCTTAACCATTTCGTCCAGTTTGTCGCTTGCTTTCACAAGATCACCTTCTGCGCTGGACTTACCGATTTCAGACATCGAAGTGTCAAACAGCTTGTCAGCAGCAACAAGGGCTTCCATGACTTCTTGGGTATCACCAAACTTAGCGACCAGTTCTTTAGCAACCGTTTCACTGAAATTAGGCAGGGTTTCTTTTGCTCTCTTGGCCAGTTCGTAGTCAGCCTTCTCAAGTTCCGACTTCTTTTGAGCCTCAGCAGCATCTTCAAGAGCCTTAAGGACAGGAGCAGGAATGTCAGACTTGGCAACCATCTCACCAGAGACTTCAATCATCTCAGGTTCTTGACGCTTTGCAATTTCTTCGGCAGTGATAACAAAACCATCTTCGATAAGGGCTTTAGTAAGACGTTCAATTTCGCCTTTTTGCTTTTCAATCTCTGCCTTGAGGGTTTCGATTTCTTCCATGTTTTCCTCTTCTGGGGTTTTTGTAGACCCATCTGGGGTTGAACTATCTCTCTTGTAAAGCGAGACCATTGCTTGAGCATTGGCTGGCCTGTCAACTAAAGACAATTCAACAAGTTCTAAATTTGTAAGTAGATTAGGCATCATAATCTTCCTTAGTTGCTCTACCACCAATACTAAAGGCGGCTAGTTTACCACTCTTGACCATTTCCCAGACTGCATCATCATAGACTTTGTAGGCTACGATCCAACCTTCACGATCAGAGTGAATACCAAGAGAATCACCAAGTTCTTTAGTGATTGGGAAGGAGTGAACTACAACACCTACCTGTTCCCCACTGTGCATAGCTTTACCTACACGCACATGCTCCATGAATTTGTTTACTGCTTTAACCATTGTCTCGGGACTAATAACATCCCCTTGACGGTCAATAACAGGTTCTCCTTTTTCTGTGACTACAGAGGCCCAACCATAGACCATTCTCTGTTCATCATCAGCCTTGAGGATTTTACCCTCTAGACCATAAGGATGATCTTGCTCAGTATTCTTTGTCATATCACCTACCGATGTATTAGCTTGCCACATACGACAAGACCAGTATCTTGCAGAGGTTTTATCTTTAGCTGTGTCACAAGAATGCCTTGCTCTAAAGTTTGCTCTGGCCTTAGGGTCATCCCTACGGATTTCCATGTTAGGGTCTCCAAAGGTAACTCTCTTGACTTTGCCATTACTCATAACAAAGACTTCAAACTTCTTGTTACCGCCTTTGATCCTTCTTGGCTTGTTCAAGGTAACTGTTTGTCCTTGGTAGTCTGCCTTCTGGAACTCTTCCTTCATGACCTCTGCTACAATGGCCCTGAGAGCCTCTATACGGGCCTCTGAGAGGCTTTCCTCTGGCATGGCATCCATTGAGCCATCTTCACCCTCAGGAGCCTCTAGAGGAAGCCCTGCGACTGCCCTATAGTAGTTCATGTAGGAGTCTTCATCAGGACCCGGCATATAGACTGCTTGTTCTTCGTAGTCAGTGACAAAGATTGCACCACCGAAACCCATGTCCATAGACCTTGCTCTGGCCTCTTCTGGGGTAGTGAAGATGTCTACAGAGTAAGCAGCCTTAAGGACCTCATAAGAGTCATCAGACTTTTTAATTGCACTATAGGCGGATGCCATTGCCTTACCTTCATCCTTGCTTTCAGAGTAAACAGAGTTGAAGACTTCCATAAACTGCTTCTTCTTACCATCAGGGACGTTATCAGGTACTTCTTTTACAGATGAATAGGGCATTAGATCACCTTTGCCATATAGAGATTGAAATTAACGAAAGCCTCTGCACCAGCGTTATCTGAAAGGGCAGTAACTCTAATGTCTGAGTTTGGAGGGATGATGATTGCAGGGTCTAGGTTCACATTGAAGTTACCAGATGTAGAACCAGCTACAATAGCAGCACCACTTTGAAAGACACCGTTTTTAGGTCTTACTTCAAACTCAAACTCTACGTTAGCAGTCTGTTTGTTCCCTACACCACCAAACCCTTGGGTTAGGATACCAAAGGTCTCTTTATCGAATGTAGTAGCAGCCTTAAATGACTGGTCATAACCTACTGGGATTGTAATATGGGTTTTAGTCATATCGACAGGAACACCAGCATTAATAGTAGTGTCTTCATATACGTAAACTGCACCAGCTAGAGGAACCCCATTAGCATTGTTTAAGGAAGACACTCTTGCTACAGGGGTCCCTAATGCTACCTTGTTTTGGCCATTCAAAGTCACAAATTGAACTACAAAGGTAAAGTCACCATTACCATCGACTGTATGACTTTCGATCCTCATAAGCTGATTATCTAGAGTAGACGAAGAAGAAATATGAGTGATTGTATTTGTAGTCAGATAAACCTCATGGCCACCAACAGTCCAAATGGTTTCTCTAGTAAGCCCTAAGTCTGGGTTCTTACCAAACCTGAAAAGACTTTTGGACTTAGCGTCTATAGAGGCTTCGACACCATACTGTAAGAAAATCTCACGTTCAGCTTGGACTAGACGACCATCTGGAATTTCAAATGAACGCCTAGTCCAATTTCCAGAACGCCCTTGTGTCATTATAGCCATACCCTACTAGGTGTTGTTGGTTCTGGATCAACGAAGTAAGCACTTAGCGCCTCTACATCAGCCCGCCTATTGTCTCCATTCAGTCGGATGTTGATATGCCAACCGTCCAGTGAAGCGACTTCTGGGGTGTCATCCTCTAGGATAACTCCAGTAAGTTTGTAGATGATGCCCACTACGTCAATGGCATAGTCTGCTGTGTGAGAGACTAGATAGGGGTCGCCTACGTTGATGACAGTTTCCTCGCCTGTTTCGTCGTCAACCTCGGTTTTAGTGTCTTGACGATAGAAGGCTGACAGCGCCGTGGGCATATCGGCTTCAGAGGATAGCTTCAGGTAGAAGTCTGTTTTGGGGGTTTGGATTTCGTCGGTCATTAGCTGGTCAACTCCTGTAGCTGGGTGTTAGTCAAGCGGCGTGGGTAATACTGGATGGACTTAATGTGGCCGTTGAGTTGGTTTGCCGAAATGTGGTCTGCGCCAAGCCTAAATTCGCCGGTCAAAGAAGCAAGGTTTCCGTTTGTTCCGCTGTCAGTTAAAACGGCCAAACCATTTGTTCTTGTTGATATAAGAGATTGGTTTGTGGAAATACCACTTGTGTATGGAGTCAGGTCAGTTGCAGATGAAACAATATTTCTTGCGTTTGCCCCGTCCCAAGTTTGGACCACGCCAGCAGAATTATGGTAGGCCCAGCGCGCGCTACTGCTATTTGTCCCAAGCAAATATTGAGCGTTTGAGTCAGATAGCCCACCGATAGTTTTCCACTCCACCACAACACTCCCCGCCTTCTGGTTATACCCGAAGTC